CGCAGTGTGCGCGTGCTCTCGGTAATTAATGCTCCGATTTGTTTTTGGGTTTCAGTAATTTTTGAGATTGCGTTTGACATTTTGTCAGTCCTTTTTAGTTTATGTTGTATCGGCTGTTGGCCCGTCCGATGATCCTATTGTAACCCGAAGTAGCCTATGTCGTCCAATGGTATAACGTGTTATATCATGATATAACAGACCCACCCTACCCCCACCCATCGCGTTCAGCAACGGGACTCCTAGCGCGAATGTATATTACTAATACGCTCAAATAATCCCTATCTCCAACCATTTGAAACAACTTTTTGTATTTTCTGGTGGTGTTTGGTGGTTTTTTGAGGCCGTTCCCTACCCCCCTTACACACAGGAGACCCCCCACCCTAAAAATTTAAGTCCCTGTACCTACAAAAATTTTTTGTATAGCCCCGGAAATACCGGGTTTAAGGTACCCCCGTACGTGCCGCGCAACTCATTGATTATATTGGGTTATTCGGTTATTTGGTTATTCAGACCCTCCGGCACACCCGGCACGTAAATACTTGTAGAAAATTTGGTTACACAGAAATACCTACACTGGGGTGTCCAGAAAAACACGTACATAGCGTTTTGGACTTTTTGGACTTTTCATTTGTTTGTCTTCCGAGGTATTTGGTGTATATTCCCGCCAACGGCTATTAGCCAGCGACACAATTTATGACTTTACTTATAGAACCTGAAATCGGCGTTCCTTTTTCAGACGACATGTCATACGTAGATCTGAAGGAACGTGCCTCGGCGGCGTGCAATACGGCGCTGAAACTTGCTGAACACGGATTAGATATTGACCCCACCCAAGAAGACGAAGACGTGGCAGCGAAACTTGCTGTTGCTTATGCGGACGATCCAGAAAAAACTTCTAAAAAGGTTACTGCGCGGAAGGCGGCGGCGCTTACACCTGCCTCGTTGGTGCTGACGAACAACATACTGCAAGAGTTCGGGCATTCTGTTGCAGAAAGTGCAGTGCAGATTCGCCACCTCGTAACAAACAAACTGCTTCTCGAATCTGAGAACGCTGACCCACGTATTCGTATGCGTGCGCTAGAACTTCTAGGTAAGATCTCAGACGTAGGACTGTTCGCGGAGAAGTCAGAAGTGACGGTAACGCACCAGTCTACTGAGGATCTACGTGACAAGTTACGTGATAAGCTAGAAAAGCTGATTAACCCGGAAGATGCGGTGACAGATGCCGAGTACGAAGAGGTGCTAGATGGTGAGGAGTTCGATGCGCGTGCCGAGCTAGGGTTAGGGGAGTAAGTAGTGCTGCGTAATATAGAAAAAGAAACAAATGGTTGAGGCCGTTCCCGATTTTACAGAAGAGGAAGTACAGCAGATGCTGGACAACCTCGACAGTTTCTCGCCTGAAGAGGTCGTAGAGATAAATCGCATCGTCGATGAGTTAGAAACGCGGCAGGTTAACCAAGCGGCGTATGATGACCTCATAGAATTCTGTAAAGCCATGCAGCCAGACTACATTGTAGGTAAGCACCACCGCATATTGGCGGATATGTTGATGGCGATTGAGGCGGGAGACAAAGATCGCATCTGTGTGAACATCCCACCACGCCACGGCAAGTCCCAACTCGTGTCTATTTTCTTTCCAGCGTGGTTTTTGGGGCGAAATCCGAACAAAAAAGTGATGATGGTGTCCCACACCACCGACCTAGCGGTAGATTTTGGTCGAAAAGTGCGAAATTTGATCTCTACAGACGCATATCAAGGCATTTTCCCTACCGTACAGCTTGCAAGCGACTCAAAATCAGCCGGTAGGTGGAACACAAACGTTGGGGGCGAGTATTATGCGTGTGGCATTGGTTCTGCTCTTGCTGGTCGCGGTGCAGATTTGCTTTTGGTGGACGATCCTCACTCTGAACAAGACGTAATCAACGGTAATTTCTCTGTTTTCGAGAAAGCCTATGAATGGTTTACGTTTGGAGCGCGTACTCGTCTGATGCCGGGAGGTCGTGTAGCTATAATTCAGACCCGTTGGCACATGGATGACCTGACTGGGCGTGTTACACGCGACATGGCGCAGAATGACAGGGCAGACGAGTACGAAATCGTCGAATTCCCCGCCATATTAGAAGTTGAGGACGAAGAGACAGACGACATAGTGGAGAAACCGCTGTGGCCTGAGTTCTTTGATCTTGAGGCGCTTCTACGTACTAAAGCGTCTATGCCTACATTCCAGTGGAACGCGCAGTATCAGCAGACGCCCACGGCAGAAGAGGCTGCGCTAGTAAAACGTGAGTGGTGGCAGATATGGGAGCAGGAACGGCCTCCGAACTGTGAGTACATAATCATGTCACTGGACGCAGCGGCAGAGAAACATAACCGTGCGGACTATACGGCGCTCACAACGTGGGGTGTGTTCCTGTACGAAGAGACTGGTGCGTACAACATCATCTTACTGAACAGTATAAAGCAGCGGATGGAGTTTCCAGAGCTGAAAGAGATGGCGCTGGAGGAGTATACCGACTGGGAACCTGATGCGTTCATTGTGGAGAAGAAGTCATCAGGCACCGCGCTGTACCAAGAGATGAGGCGCATGGGGTTGCCTGTGTCAGAGTATACGCCCCACAGAGGGTCAGGTGATAAACTTGCTCGTCTAAACTCAGTATCTGATATCGTAGCAAGTGGTTTGGTGTGGGTGCCTGCTACACGGTGGGCAGAAGAGGTAGTTGAGGAGATTGCTGGATTTCCGTTTATGAGCCATGATGACTTGGTTGACTCAACGGTCATGGCACTCATGCGCTTCAGGCAAGGTGGCTTTATACGGCTACCGACAGACGAGCCTGAAGAACAAAGATACTTTAAGTCGCGTAGAGGTGGGTATTACTAATGAATAAAGAAAGTGACAATAAAACGCTAGAAAGTTTTTTAGCAGCAGAAACAATGGATGAATTTAAGACGTCTTTACTTGGGCTGGTGGACGCACATCAAAGTACTCTACGGTCTCCGATTAGTAGACGAATTGGAGATGTTGCTAGAAATAGAATGGAAGAGTACAAAAATAGGCTAAAAGATCCAGATATATCCGAAGACGAAATACGGCAAGTAGCGATGGATTTCTTTGATACTCAAAGTAATTTTGGGGGTATGGATTTAGAGTCTATGACCAACATGCGACCTAAAAAAGTTGGCTCTCAATATAAACAACTTAGAGATAAAAGCGCACCCAGCATAAAAGTTATGGGGAAAGAATTTCTCAAACAATACCCTAAATACTTACCAGCGTTTGAATCAGAAGATAGTGTTGAAATGCCAGAAGGTTACCGCGCAGGCGGACGCACAAGACTAATTTGAGGACTGACTGATGGCTATTGAAAAAGGACTATACGCTGCCCCTGAAGGCATGGACGAAGAGCTGATGGACGATATGCCAGACGCAGACCTTGAGATTGAGATTGTAGACCCAGAAATGGTCACTATGAGTGATGGTAGTGTTGAGATCACAATTATCCCTGACGCAAATATATCAGACATGATGTCGTTTGATGCGAACTTAGCGGAAGGGCTGGACGACGGACAGCTTAACGAGTTAGCCGATGATCTAGTAGGTCTGGTAGACGCCGACATCGAAAGCCGTAAAGACTGGGCCGATACCTTTGTTAAAGGTTTAGATGTGCTTGGGTTCAAGTACGAAGAGCGCACTGATCCGTGGGAAGGCGCGTGCGGTGTGTATTCTACAGTTCTTGCTGAAGCAGCTATACGCTTCCAAGCAGAAACTATGTCTGAGACGTTTCCCGCCGCTGGCCCTGTACGGGTCAAGATCGTTGGTGTGGAGGATAAGGACAAAGAAGAGGCAGCAAACCGCGTAAAAGCTGATATGAACTATGAGCTTACTGAGCGCATGGTGGAGTACAGGCCCGAACATGAACGCCTGTTATACAGCCTTGGCTTAGCTGGTAGCGCATTTAAGAAGGTCTACTTCGACCCGAATCTAGGCCGACAAGTGGCTATCTATATACCTGCTGAAGACGTAGTGGTGCCCTACGGTGCGTCACACATTGAAACAGCAGAACGTGTTACGCACATTATGCGTAAGACTAAGAACGAACTGAAGAAACTACAGGCAGGGGGGTTCTACCGAGAAGTAGACCTTGGCGACCCTGTGCCATACCACACCGATATTGAGAAGCGTAAAGCTGAAGAGGGTGGGTACTCGCTGAATGACGACGACCGTTTCAGCCTATATGAAGTACATGCCGATCTTGTTATTGATGGTATTGATGATGAAGACGACATTGCCAAGCCTTACGTCGTTACACTAGAGCGTGGTACCAACGAGATTCTCGCTATACGCCGAAACTGGAACCCTGATGACAGCTTACAGTTAAAGCGTCAGCACTTCGTACACTACGTGTATGTGCCGGGATTTGGGTTCTATGGGTTAGGTCTGATTCACATTATTGGTGGGTATGCCCGTGCAGGAACGTCGCTCATACGACAGCTTGTAGACGCTGGCACACTCTCTAATTTGCCGGGCGGACTGAAAGCTCGTGGGTTACGCATCAAGGGTGATGACACGCCGATTGAGCCGGGGGAGTGGAAAGATGTAGACGTACCGTCTGGAGCTATCCGCGACAACATCATGCCGTTGCCGTACAAAGAGCCAAGCCAGACTCTACTCGCATTGTTGAATCAGATCACGCAGGAGGGCCGTAGGCTGGGCGCTATCAGTGACATGAACATTTCGGACATGTCAGCAAACGCCCCTGTAGGGACTACTCTGGCGCTGTTAGAGCGCACTTTGAAGCCTATGGCTGCTGTACAAGCGCGTGTCCACTACGCGATGAAGCAAGAGTTTAAGTTACTCAAAGCGATCATGGCGGAACATGCGTCAGAAGAGTATTCGTATGAGCCGATCAGAGGCGAGGTAACTGCCCGTGTAGCAGATTATATGGCTGTAGATGTCATACCTGTAAGCGACCCGAACAGCTCTACAATGGCTCAGCGTGTTGTGCAGTACCAAGCGGTGTTGCAGATGGCGCAGTCTGCACCGCAGATATATGACCTGCCGCAGCTTCACAGGCAGATGATTGAGGTATTGGGGGTAAAGAACGCCGATAAACTCGTACCAACTACGGACGATATACGGCCAACCGACCCAGTAAGCGAGAACATGAACAACTTGAATGGTAAGCCTATGAAGGCGTTTATCTATCAAGACCATGACGCTCATATGGCCGCACACCAAGCGTTTATGAAAGACCCTATGATTGCTCAAGTAATGGGGCAGAATCCTCAAGCACAGCGTATGGCTGCGGCGTTACAGGCACATATAGCGGAGCACTTAGCGTTTAAGTACCGCAAGGAAATGGAAACCAAACTAGGTGCGCCACTACCTAATCCAAACGCAGAACTACCAGAAGATATGGAAGTTAATCTAGCCCGCCTTATGGCGCAGGCTGGTACGCAGTTGTCACAGCAGAATCAACAGCAAGCAGCGCAACAACAAGCGCAGCAAAAAGCTCAAGATCCTGTTGTACAAATGCAGCAAGCTGAACTGCAAATTAAGCAGCAGGATCTACAACGTAAGGCTCAGAAAGACCAGATGGACTCTCAAGCCAAGCAAGCAGAAATCGCGCTCAAAGCGCAGGAGAACCAAGTAGATGCACAGGTTCAGCAGGCTGAACTAGCAATCAAACAGCAAGAGTTGCAAATAGATGCTCAGAAAGCCGGTGCAAAACTTGCCGCAGATCGTCGTAAGGACAACACCAAGCTAGACCTTGACTTACTCAAGACGATAAAAGATTCCAATAAAGAAAGAGGCCAATAATGGCTAAAACCGTCTTTGACGTGCTTAAAGAAAAAATCGAGGCCGACAGAGCCTCTGCACTACAATTTCTAGGTGGTGGGGGAGCTAAAGACTTCTCCATGTACAAAGAAACCACAGGTTTGATTCGAGGTCTCGAAGCCTGTCTTGGTCATGTAGAAGACCTCTCGCGAAACTTGGAGTATGATGATGAGTGAAGCTGTTGACACAGTTGAAACTACTGAAGAAGAGATGGAGGCACAGCTACCTACACCTGTCGGGTATAGGGTATTAGTTGCACTGCCGCAGGTCGAAGAAACCTTTGACGGCACTAACCTACTCAAAACGGATACACAGAAAAATCAAGAACATGTCATGTCTATCATTGGCCTTGTGGTCGATATGGGCAATGAAGCCTATGGCGATGCAGAAAGATTTCCTACTGGGCCTTGGTGTAAGCAAGGTGACTATGTAATGTTCCGTGCTAACTCAGGCACAAGATTTAAGGTTGATGGCTTAGAGTATCGTTTGATGAATGATGACTCAATTGAAGCCGTTGTAGCAGACCCCCGTGGTGTATCACGAGCGTAAGGAAATAAAATGCCGTTTCAAAAAGTAGAATTTAGCTTCCCTGATGAAGAAAAAGACGACGTTGTAGAGATTGAGGAAACAGGTGAGGTCGAGATTGACCTATCAGGTAAGAAGACTGCGGATGAGTATGCAGACACTATTGCTGAGCCTGAAGCAAAGGTTGAAGAGCCAGCCGAAGAGCTTGACATCGAAGTCGTTGACGATACTCCGAAGGCTGACCGTAACCGTAAGCCATCTGAACCGCCGTCTAATGTCACAGACGAAGAGCTTGAAGGGTACTCCGAAAAGGTGCGAAACCGCATCAAACACTTCAGTAAGGGGTACCATGACGAGCGCCGTGCAAAGGAATCCGCAGAGCGAGAGCGGCAAGAGTTAGAAAAATTAGCTCAACGTCTCGTTGAAGAGAACAAGACTCTGAAAGGGGATGTAGGTAACACACGAGAAGCGTTGCTTGAACAAGCCAAGCTCGTGGTTGACTCTGAACTTAACGGAGCAAAAATTGCGTACAAAGAAGCCTATGAAAGCGGAGATGCTGATAAGCTATTAAACGCGCAAGAACATCTAACTACTGCTAAACTGAAAGCAGATAAGTTAGATAATTTCAAACTGCCTTCTTTACAAGAAGAAGTAACTGAGGTACAAGAACCTCAACCCACCCCACAACGGGTGCGTGATCCGAAAGCAGAGGCATGGGTAGAAGAAAATTCTTCTTGGTTCCATGTTGATGACGAGATGACAGCATACGCTATGGGGTTGCACCAAAAATTGGTTAAGAGTGGGGTAAACCCACAAAGTAACGAATACTACGAGACAATTGATGCTCGTATGCGAAAAGTATTCCCAGAAGAGTTTGAGGACGTTGTAGAGCAGCCAGAAGCGCCGGAGCCACGAAAGCAATCAGCTAACGTTGTCGCCCCTGCCACGCGAAGCACCGCACCAAACAAAGTAAAGCTCACCAAAACACAGGTGGCTCTTGCTAATAAACTTGGGGTACCGTTAGAAGAATACGCCAGACAGGTTGCATTAGAAATGAGGAACGGATAATGGCTGATAACAGAATTAAGCGTGATGCTGACACTCGTGAAACGAAGACTCGCACTAGATCATGGCAGCGACCAGAGGTACTACCCTCTCCTACGCCAGAAGATGGGTACGACTTTCACTGGGTTCGCGTAGCTACGCAAGGTCAGGTAGATGCTACAAACGTTTCTTCAAAACTGCGTGAAGGTTGGGAGCCTGTAAAGGCCGCAGATCATCCTGAAATTACTATGGTTACTGTCGAAAACGAAAGGTTCGCTGATAATGTAGTAATTGGTGGTTTGATGCTGTGTAAAGCTCCATCAGAGTTAGTTCAAGAGCGTACCGATTATTATAATCAGCAAACTCGCTCGCAGATGGACTCTGTAGACAACAACCTGATGCGTGAAAATGATCCGCGTATGCCTATATTTAACGACAGAAAAACAACTGTGTCGTTTGGTAAAGGCGGTTAATCTTAAATTAGGAGTCCATTAACATGGCTACAACTGCTGCACCTTACGGGCTAAAGCCTGTAAAACGCGCTGACGGACTACCGTATGCTGGCGCGACTTCCTCGTACCTCATCGACCCCGCTGGGGAAGGTACCAACATCTTTTATGGGCAAGTAGTTCATATCGGTGCTGACGGGTACATTGCGTTGTCAACAGCTACTGGTGCCGACGGCACTACTAACGCACTTCCTGCTGGAACCACTTTGACGGGTTCTTTGGGCGTGTTTGTTGGTTGTTCATACATCAATGCTCAAGGGCAACAAATCTACGGTCAATACTACCCAAGCGGCACCACTGGTGTTGTTGAGGCGTATGTTGTAGATGATCCGAACGTACTGTTCCAAGCTCAACTGGATGGCGCTGCTGACCAGTCTGACATTGGTGCTAACACGTTCTTTGCTGCTGCTCAGTCTACCTCTACTGGTTCTACCACGACGGGTAACTCTACAAGTGCATTGGATGCAACTACGAAAACAACCACCGCTGCCTTCCGTATCGTGGCTGCTGTATCACCCATTGGTGATGCGTTTCCAGATGTGTTGGTTAAATTCAATCCCGGCTATAGCAGCATGACAAATGCTGTTGGTCTATAAGTAAGGAGCTGAATAATGGCTATTTCACGCGCCCAACTCCTCAAGGAGCTATTGCCCGGACTTAACGCACTTTTCGGTATGGAATATGCGAAGTACGGCGAAGAGCATAAAGAGATTTTTGAATCTGAAAGCTCTGATCGTTCCTTTGAGGAAGAAGTTAAGTTGTCTGGTTTTGGTGCAGCCCCCGTCAAAGACGAAGGCTCTGCTATTGATTACGACAACGCACAAGAAGCGTTTACCGCTCGTTACACGCACGAAACCATTGCTATGGGCTTTAGTGTTACCGAGGAAGCAATCGAAGATAACTTGTATGACTCACTGTCATCTCGCTATACGAAGGCTCTCGCTCGCGCTATGGCTTATACCAAGCAGGTTAAAGCTGCTGCCATCTTAAATGGTGCCTTCTCTGGCACTACTTACGGTGACGGTAAAGTGTTGTGTGCAACTGACCACCCGCTAGTTTCTGGCGGAACCAACTCAAACCGTCCTACTGTTGCTGCTGACCTTAACGAGACTTCTTTAGAAGCCGCCGTTATTCAGCTTGCTGGTTGGACTGATGAGCGTGGTCTGTTGATTGCCGCTAAGCCTCGTAAACTCGTTATCCCGCCCGCATTGCAATTCGTTGCAACTCGTTTGCTGGATACTGAGGGTCGAGTTGGCACGGCTGACAACGATCTGAACGCGATCCGCAACAACGGCTCAATCCCAGAAGGCTACGCGGTTAACCATTATCTGACTGATACAGATGCTTGGTTCTTAACCACTGACGTACCTAATGGCTTGAAGCATTTTGTTCGTACCCCGATGGCTACATCTATGGATGCAGACTTCGATACGGGCAACAGCCGTTATAAAGCTCGTGAGCGTTATTCGTTTGGTGTATCTGACCCATTGGGTATTTTCGGATCACCCGGCGCATAAGCCACGGTGCTTGACGAAGGGGGAGCTTAGGCTCCCCTTTTTATTGACTTGCTGAAAGGTAGAGTATACTTTCTACCGTATCGGGAAACATTCCGGTAAATCTGACAGGCCCGACTGACGATATGCAGACAGATTTACTTAACTCGCATATGAGGACAATTCTATGAGCCAGACTACTTTCTCCGGCCCCGTCAGATCATTGGGCGGCTTTATTTCCGCTGGATCTTCTAATGACATCAACATCACTGCTGATGCTACTCTTAACGTCAAAGAACACGCAGGTCGTATGCTTCGCGTAAATGACGCAGACTGCAAGATTACGTTGCCTAGCATCGTAGCTACAGCGGCTTCTGATGCCACTGACCCTAACCAAACCAATAACATTGGCGCTACGTTTACTTTCTTTATTGAAACCGCAGCTACTGACTTAGACATCAAAACTGATGGTACTGATAAGTTCGTTGGTGGGTTGTATACAGGCGTAAACAACGCTAGTGGTAAGACTTTCATCTCTGGTGCAACTAACGACGTAGTTACCTTGAACGGTACAACCAAAGGTGGATTGGTCGGTACCATCATTACCGTAACCGCTATTGCATCAGCGAAGTACGCTATCGAAGGTATTACTCTGGGTTCAGGTACGTTAGTTACTCCATTCGCTGACGCTTAATAGGAGGCGTTTATGCCTAGTTCTGATATTCAGACTAAACGCATTACGGGTGACGGTTCCTTAGCGGTTGGGCCAGCACGAGTGCGTCAGGTACAAGTGTTAACGGCTGCTACAGGATCTCCTAGATTCACTATTACTGATGGCAACGGCGGTTCTACCGTGCTGGATTTAGATTTCAGCACTGGAGCTACTCACTCTGTAAACATTCCAGACTACGGCATTCGTTGCCAAAGTGATGTTTATATTAGTGCGTTTACCAACTTGACCGCAGTGACGGTGTTCTACAGCTAATATGCGTAGGTACTACAAGAAGTCTTCATGTGCGTCCTTTAAGAGTGGTGGTAGTACCGCCGCTTGGACGCGCAAGGAAGGCAAAAGCGAGTCTGGTGGGCTTAACCAAAAAGGTGTAGATAGCTACAGAAAAGCTAACCCCGGAAGTAAGCTGAAGACTGCTGTAACGACTAAGCCTAGTAAGCTCAAGAAAGGTTCTAAGGCTGCTAAACGTCGTAAGTCGTTCTGTGCACGTATGCAAGGTATGAAGAAACGTAACACTAGCTCTAAGACGGCTAACGATCCAAATAGCCGTATAAACAAGAGCTTACGCAAGTGGAATTGTTAAGTGGCGTATTTACAAAGCAACATCCCGCACTTCAAGTGCTGGGTGCGAAAAGAATACACACATAACCATGAGAAGTTTCATGGTGAGTTTATTCATGCTATGGCGATTGCGGTAACGACAATGCCTACACGGTGTCTTAGCTTTCAGATGATATTTACTGGAGCTGAAACATACGATGAAGAGAATGAACCTAACGTACATGGCGGCGCTATGTGGGCACGTATGCCTATAACAGCGTTATGCGGTGACACTCCGTATGACGAGTGGCCCGAACCCATGCCTGTATGGGCTGCACAGCCTTGGGATTGTTCGTCTAGGGATCATTCAGTGTATGTGCTTGATAGAGCCACACCGTGCCCTTGGCTAGCCAAGATTGATGGAGAGATGTATCCAGCAAAGTATATGTTCACGGTGGACTATACGAACAACGAGATTGCAGATGACCCTGCACAACACAAGCAGAGTCACGTTATGGAATTGCTAGACGCTGGCCCATACACGGGCAACATTGTCGCATTACCGAATAACCGAGTGCGGGTATCACACCCTGCTTGGTTTGAGATAGGAGAGGGCGCACCGGACTTTAAGCCATCTCAACACATTCACTACAGTAAGTCAGACTTAGATTACACGTTGGACGTTAATCAGGTGTTTGATAATTTATACGCGGAGTAAGTTATGGCGTTTTTTGGATTTGGCAGGCGAACAAAAGATAAACCCGTAAAAAAGGCTACTGGTCGAGGCCGTGGAGCAGGACGCACTCGTAGAACTCGTATGGATGACTTAGAGCAGGTAAGAGATAAGAGAAGACCGCAAGGTGTTACTTCTCCAATAAAAGATGCTGCAAAGCCTGCGAAGCCGCCCACAACCACTCCTCGTTCCCCAAAAGCTGACGCTGCAAAGCCCAAAAATGACATGAAACTTCCGGCGTCAGGTCTTGCTAAGGTGACAGGTAAGGACAAGAAGCCGGGAGTCCGGCGTAATGTGGGTTCTGGTAGAGAGAAAAAAGCTAATGTTACGCGGGAGCAACTACAAAAAACTGGCCTGACGTTACGCGACTACCTTAATTTTATGGATAAAAACAACAGACGCCCTACTAAAGCCGATGCAGTGGCAGCTAAGTCTATTACGGAAGGATTTAAGAAGAAAGCGGTCAAAAAAGCAGGAGGCGGCATGATGAAGACTAAGGGATATAAAGCTGGCGGTAAGATGAAGACTAAGGGATATAAAGCTGGCGGTAAGTTACCAATGGTTAAAGACCCCAAAACTGGCAAAATGATTCCTGCCTATGCCGCTGACGGTAAGGGCAAAATGATGTCTGGTGGCCCAGTCAAGAAGATGAAGACTAAAGGCTACGCCAAAGGCGGCATGATGAAGTCTAAGGGCTATGCCAAAGGTGGTAAGGTTCGCGGTGCCGGTATCGCTCGTAAGGGTGTACGTCCAGCGAAGATGCGTTAATGAGGCGCTATTACAAGTCAGGCGGGAAAATATGTCCGTCAGGGAAAGCGTGGGCTAAACGCACCTTTGACACATACCCGTCTGCTTACGCAAATATGGCCGCATCTAAGTATTGCAAAGACCCTAGCTACGCTAAAGGCAGCAAGAAAAAGAAGAAGTAATGGACGTATATCGGGTGCAGACAGGTACTAAGTACGGCACGTTGTTTGCGGACAATGATGCTGACCTTGCTAAGCTCAAAGCGTGGTTTATTGGCCAGATTAAGCTCGACTTGGCAGAAGATAGCACTCTTACAGACAGTACAATCGACCAGACCGCTGATAACTGGGAAGAGAGTTTTGACCTGCTAACGAAGACGATTGCCTATGACGTTACAGAACAAGGTTTACGTGAGGCGCTTGCGGGCGGCTATGTAGCTGCTGGTGGCAATACAGTCATCAACAAAAGCATGGGCTTAGAGGCTTGGAGTTAGGTATATGGGCGATCTTAAAAAATGGCGTGACCAAGACTGGGTTCGTATCGGCACCGATGGCAAGATCAAGGGGCCATGCGGCACATCAAAAGACAAAAAGAACCCAGATCGTTGCTTGCCAAGATCTAAGGCGCAGTCATTGAGTCAGTCTCAAAGAGCCACTACAGCACGTAAAAAGAAAAAAGCGGGTGCTACAGGGCAGCAGGTAGTAAGTAATACTAAAGCCGCTAAGGTCAGAACCGCAAAAGCCGGTGGTATGATACGTGCGAATCATAGAGGTTGCGGCGCAGTAATGAGCAACAGACGCAAAAAGACCTTATACGTATAGGAATAGACGATGGCTACATCTGGAACAACAGCGTTTGACATGGACTTCACAGAGATTGCTGAAGAGGCGTGGGAACGTGCAGGTCGTGAGATGCGTTCTGGGTATGACTTACGCACTGCCAGACGCTCTATGAATTTGATGACTATTGAGTGGCAGAATCGTGGCATTAACATGTGGACGATTGACGAAGGAACTATAAACCTCGTACAAGGTACTTCTGAATACACGTTACCTGCTGACACAATAGACCTTTTGGAACAGCAAATACGCACAGGCAGCGGTAATGTAGCTACACAGGCTGATCTAACTATAAACCGAATTAGTGTTAGTACATATGCTTCTATACCTAACAAACTAACTCAAGGTAGGCCGATTCAGGTTTATATAGAGCGTTTGCGGGATGCCCCTAAAATCAACGTGTGGCCTGTACCTGAGAACGACGACTACGTTTTCTACTACTGGCGTATGCGTCGTATAGAAGATGCGGGGAGCGGCATACAAACCGCTGATATGAACTTTAGGTTTTTCCCCTGCTTAGTTGCGGGGTTGGCGTACTACATCGCCATGAAAGAGCCAGAACTTATGACACGTATCCCTATGCTAAAGGATGCCTATGAAGAGCAGTTTGCACTAGCGGCTGGGGAAGATAGAGAAAAAGCCTCTATACGTTTTGTTCCACGCGCTAATAGAGTGTATTAATGTCTAATCGTTTTGCATCAGCACAAAAAGCTATTGCGGAATGTGACATCTGCGGATTTCAGTATAAGCTACGTGAACTAAAAAACTTGGTGCGTAAAGGGCGAGATACGAACTTAAAGGCTTGCCCTACATGCTGGAACCCAGACCACCCTCAACTGAAGTTGGGCGAGTTTCCAGTAAGTGACCCGCAGGCTATACGCGATCCACGCCCAGACAGAAGTTTAGGTGAGTCGGGAGACAACAGTAGCAGAGGGATACAGTGGGGTTGGAACCCTGTAGGTGTAGGAGATGACCCTTATAACCTTACACCTAACAACTTATTAGCTCATGGACAGGTGGGCACAGTGACAGTAACGACAACTTAGGCATTAAACATGAAAACACCAAAAGTAGTTAAGACCGTAGGATCGCCTACCCCAGTAGAAGTAAAAGACGCACCTAAACCAGATATGTCTGGCGTCAAGACCACAGGTATAAAAGTACGCGGTGTGGGCGCAGCTACCAAAGGAACAATGGCTCGCGGGCCTATGGCATAGCAATGAACTACACTGAACTGAAAACAAACATTGAGGATGTCTGTGAACAAACGTTTACAGATGACCAGCTTGCTATGTTTACTCAACAAGCAGAGCAGAAAATTTACAATGCAGTTCAGATACCCGCGTTGCGTAAAAATGTTACGGGTACAGTAACGCAAGACAACACGTACCTGACCGCGCCTACTGATTTTCTTTATGTATATAGCTTGGCAGTTATAGATGGTAGCGGTAACTACAACTATCTTTTGAGTAAAGATGTTAACTTCATACGTGAAGCGTACCCTGCTGCTACACCTACAGGGCTACCTAAACATTATGCTGTGTTTGCTGATGAAACGTTTATTCTTGGGCCTACTCCAGATAGCGGTTACACCACTGAACTTCATTACGGGTATTACCCTGAATCTATCGTTACAGCAAACACTACGTGGTTAGGCGATAACTTTGACTCAGCGTTGCTCAACGGTGCTCTTGTTGAGGCCATACGCTTTATGAAAGGTGAGCCTGATATGGTCGCGTTGTATGACAAGATGTATGTTACTTCTATGTCACTACTCAAGGTGCTTGGGGATGGTAAACTTCGTTCTGATACATACCGTTCAGGGCAACCTGTACTCCCAGTGCAGTAGGGTACTCAATGTTTTTACAATCTCCAAAATTAGAAGTAGGCAATGTGTCTGTAGCTGTAACTAGCAATAAAGGGCACGACCCTGAGTTCTGGGCGCAAGCAACCGCTGATAGAATTGTTAGTGTGGGCGGAGACTGTCATCCAGTAATAGCGGAACAAGCTGAAGCATTCAAAGAAGCAGTACGAGCAACAGTTTTGTACTACATCAAGGAAGCGATAAAAAGCGATAGGACTACTCTTATTGCTCAACTAGAACGTCAGGGTCATAAAGACACGGCTGACATAATTAGGAGTCTATAATGGCTATTACGACAGCAATGTGCACCAGTTTCAAAAAGGAACTTATGGAAGCAGTCCATAACTTTAAGAACACAGGCGGTAGCACGTTTAATCTTGCGCTGTACACAAGCAGTGCGAGTTTGGGTGCGGGTACAACCGCTTACACTACTTCAAATGAAGCTAGTGGAACTAACTACACAGCAAAAGGCGCAGCTCTTACTCGTGTAGACCCAACCACATCAGGCACTACGGCCTTTACGGACTTTGCAGACCTGACATTCTCAAATGCAACAGTTACCGCAAGAGGCGCACTTATATTTAACGACAGTGCTTCTGGTGATCCGTCTGTCTGTGCTTTGGATTTCGGTGGGGATAAGACATCAACTGCTGGTGACTTCACCATTCAGTTCCCTGCTGCTGATGCCTCTAACGCGATCATTCGCATCGCATAGGACTTAACGTGTGGCGAATGTTACTGGCTGGGGTAGAGGCACTTGGGGTGAGGGCGCATGGGGCGAAGAAGTTCCAGTTCTCGTCACGGGTGTCGCAGGCACTTCGGCAGTTGGCACAGTCACAGTTGATGCAGAGGCTAACACCAGCGTCACAGGCGTTGCAGGCACGAGTGCGGTTGGCACGGTTACAGTCGTCGCAGAAGCCAATGTTTCAGTCACAGGTGTTGCAGGTACTTCAGCCGTTGGCGCTGTCACTACTACAGCGGATGCAAATACTAGCGTCACAGGTAATGCAGGCACAGGTGCTGTTGGTACGGTTACAGTCGAAGCAGAAGGAATTGTCCCTGTCACAGGCGTTTCTGGAACGTCAGCAGTTGGTACAGTTACCACTGATGCAGCGGCAAATGTTGCTCTTACAGGAGTGGCTGGAACGTCTGCGCTTGGCACCATCTCGCTGGTTACAAACAATAATATCAACGTTACAGGCGTTGCAGGTACGTCAGCCGTTGGTGTGGTTACAGTCGTTGCAGAAGCCGACATTGATGTTACGGGCGTTGCAGGTACAGGAGCGGTTGGCACAGTCACTACAACAAGTGACGCAAATACTTCAGTTACGGGCGTTGCAGGTACGGGTGCCATCGGCACAGTCTCTATCGGGTTGGGGCAGACGATTGTTCCAACGGGCGTTGCAGGTACGGGAGCAGTTGGAGATGTAACAGTAGTAGCTAAAGCTACGGTAACACCGCTTGGTGTTTTTGGTACTGGAGAGATAGGCGCGTTTAATGTTTGGGGGCTTGTAGATGACTCACAAACACCAAACTGGAACAATATAAACGACAATCAGACTGTAGAATGGTCTAATGTGTCAGGTAGTCAAACCCCTAACTGGGAAGAGGTAGCTTAAATGGCAACTTACGTTAATGACCTTCGCTTGAAAGAGATTGCCACTGGCGACGAAAGTGGAACTTGGGGCGAAAGCACAAATACAAATTTAGAGCTTATTGGTAATGCAATGGGTGTTGGTGCAGAAGCTATTGCTAACGCATCTAGCCACACAATAACAATGGCTGATGGTACTGCCGACGAATTTCGTTCTACGTTTTTACGTCTAACTGGTGGCGGTCAGGCTTGTACGGTCACACTAGCTCCTAATACGTTATCTCATACTTGGATCATGCGTAACGAGACAAACTCGACCTTAACGCTTACTCAAGGTTCTGGAGCGAATGTCGCTATTGCTGCTGGACAGACTAAAATTGTTGCAACAGACGGTGCTGGATCAGGAGCAATTGTCTATGAAATGGATGATCTTGAGCTTGCTGGCAATCTGCTTGTTGGTGGCACCTTGGGCGTTACAGGGACTCTAACTTACTCAGGCGATCTAGTCTCATCAACCTCTGGCACCTCAAACTTCCGCGCAGGTGTCAACGCAGGTAACAGCATAGCCTCTGGCGGCAACTACAACGTGGTCGTGGGCGATGAAGCGGGTACGGCTTTGACTACGGGTGATAACAACGTAGCGGTTGGTTTTGGTGCTCTGAATGATGAAGACACAGGAAATTATTCAACTGCTATAGGAAGTGGCACGTTATCAAAGCAAAATAATGATGCTAATAATTATAATACCGCTGTCGGTTTTGAGGCTGGTAGAGAAGTCACCACGGGAATTAGTAACACCATCATCGGTGGTCTTGCAGGAGACGCTTTAACAATAGGGCAAGAAAATACTGTTGTAGGCAGATCTGCCCTCACTGCGGCAATTGGAGATAAATACTGTGTCGCAATAGGTAACGCTGCTTTGGCCGCTCAAAGTAATGCCACGGGAACAGACGTTTATAACACCGCAGTAGGCTATGCCGCTGGTCTGTCAGTCACCACGGGAATCCAGAACACTATCGTGGGCGCTCTTGCTGGTGATGCACTCACTGATGCTGATCTAAACGTAGCGGTGGGTTATGGAGCTTTAACGTCAGACACTCTAGGCAGCAAAAGTGTTGCTATAGGTCATACAACTTTAGCTAATCAAAACTTTACTACAGCTACAGATTCGTTCAATACGGCAGTAGGACATAGTGCAGGTGCAGCAGTCACCACGGGAGTCCAGAACACTATCGTTGGAGGTCTTGCTGGGGATGCCATTACCACAGGTACAGATAACGTAGCTGTTGGATACGCTGCTTTAGACGCTAATACCACTGCAAGTGGAAATAATGCAGTCGGTTCTCAAGCACTAGGCGCCAACACAACAGGTGCAAGCAACATAGCCATCGGGCAACAGGCAATGTTTGGCAACACTACTGGTAGCAATAATACGGCCATAGGTCACGTTGCTCTTGGGGATAACACCACAGCGGATAACAACACAGCAGTTGGTTATTTTGCACTAAACGCAAACACCACAGGAACCTATAACACTGCCGTAGGTACTAGTGCAGGTCAGTCAATCACCACGGGAGTCCGCAACACTCTTATCGGCGCGTTAGCTGGCGATGCTTTAACCAGCGCCAGTCAAAATGTTGCAATAGGCTATTTATCTTTAAGTGCTGACACACAAGGTGAAAACAATATAGCGATTGGGGCTAATGCACTAACAGCGCAAAACTTTACTACGTCTACGCAATCCATGAACGTAGCAATCGGCAGAGATGCAGGTGCAGCAGTCACCACTGGGATTTTTAACGTCCTCATTGGCGGTCAAGCGGGTGATGCTATTACTGATTCCGACTTTAACGTGGCATTGGGTACAAACTCTTTAAGCACTAACGTGCTTGGAAGTC